CCTCCTCGACCTCTTTCTTGTCGAGCGTCCGGGTGACCGGTGACTTGTCGGTCGACGAGGCGGTCTCGCCCTCGTCGACGATCGTCCGGTCGTAGAGGACGACTATCTTCAGCTTTCCCATCAGTGTTCGAACTTGCCGCGAGTGAGAAAGTTCATCGCCAGCGTCGTCGCCAGCACCACTGGCCGCGTCTTTGACTAGCGAAACCAGTTCCAGACCGGTCGACACCACATCCAACTTGCCGGGCTTCTTACCGCCCTCCGCGTCATCATCACCGCCGCCGGCCGTGCCTTTGAACGCCGCCACCGCCTTGAGCCCGGTTTCCACCAGCGACAACGCCTTGCCGGCCTTGCCCTTGGGCGCCGAGCCTTCGCCGTCACCGCCCCCATCCTCGGCGTTGGTGACAAAGACCTTTTGCACCGCGCCGGCCTTGCCACCCCCCAGCGAGCCGCGCGCCAGGTTGAACAGCCCTTTACCCATCTTGAACGAACTGAACAGGCCCGTGAGCGTGACCAACCCACCACCGACCAACGCGATCCCCGTCACCACTCCGGGCGCGCTGTCAGACATTGAGGTAATGCTTTTGGTGACCTTGGTCAGCGCCTCGGCCACCGTGTCCGTGACCGGGCGCAGAGCGTCACCCACGCTGCGCATGGCGTCATCCATCGACTGAGCCATTTCGGCCCACTTCTGCGACGACGCCTCACGCCGCTCGCTGAGGTTTTTATCGAGGATGCCTGTTGCATCGCGCGAATCGTTTTTAAGCTGGCTGTACAGCGCCTTGTTCTGCATGAACGCCGACAGCGCGGCCTTGACCTGCATGTCAGCGAACAGGTCGCCAGTGCGCAGCGACTCTTCCAGAGAGGCCATCATGGCCTTGGCTTTCTCCGGGTCGGCTTGCTGGCTGATTTCGGAGGTCGCTTTGGCCATCGCCGCCGCGCGCTTCGGATCGGTGGCTTGAATGTACTTCTGCGCCAACGCCATGCTGGTTTCCAGCGTGGACATGCCGTTTTGCAAACCGGTCTGCATCGACCCCTTGTAGTCGATGCCGGCCTTTTCATACGCCTTGACGGTCTCGCCGGAGCCGATTTTGCCCATCCAGTTTTTCAGGTTGTTGGCCGCCTCATCGGCGCCGCCGGCCGACTTCATCTGCACTTGCAGCATGGCGCCCAACTGCGTCACCGCATCCATGCCGGTGATGCCCAGGTTGCCCATGTTGGCCAACAGCTCAGGGAACCATTTGGCCATGTCGGCCGCTTCAAAGCTGCCCGCCTGCCCTTGATAGGCAATCGCTTCCAGCGCCTGCTGCATCAGTTTCGGGTCGGTGATCTTGGCGTTTTGCCCCAGCGCGTTGATCATCTTCGCCGTGTCGACACCGCTGGACCCCTGCCCCACGACAAACTTGGCCGCGACCGGCGCATATTCCAGAGCCTTGCTCAACTCCATACCGGCGCCAACCAACTGGTTGACCACGTCGGCCACGTCGTTGCGCGCCATGCCGGTGTCGCGCGAGGTATCAATGATCTTGCGCGACATCTCCTGTTCTTGTGGCTTGTTGGCAATCCCAGCCTTGATTGCGATGTCTCGCACAATGGCGCCGAAGTCCGCGCTGACCTTTGTTGGCACAGCCATGGCGCCGACACCGACCACCGCTGCGCCGACTGCGCTTTTCATACCGGCTTTGCCAGCATCGAGCTGCTGATATCCCTTGGCCTTAAACTCGGCCTTTTTCGCGGCCTGCCCCATGGCCTGATAGGCCTTACCCAGCCGGCCGACCTCGACGCCCTGCTTTTTCAAGCTGTCGAGATTCGAATTCAACCGACTCAGCAACTTGGTCGCACCAGCGGCGCCGCTGTCGTGAGCTTTCTTCCATTCATCGCGCAAGCGAATGGTGTCGCCAATCGTGCGTTGCAGCACGCGTGCTTTGTTGCCTTCCGCTTCGAGGCGCTTGATGCGCCCCGTCACGTCTTTGAACGCGGCACCGACCGTCGAACTGACAGCGCCGCCAATCACCAGCCCGAGGGCGATCTTGTTCGCCATGTCATGGCTCCCCGTTGCACAGCATTACCGGTAGCGGCTCAATCCGTGAGCCACCAGACCATCTCGGCAAATGGCATCGCCTGAATTTCAGCGGCGGAAAATCCAGTCTCCGCCGCCAGACGTTTCGCCGCCATTTTCATGACCCCGGGATCAAACCCCGTCGTCGTGCACCAGGCGAAAATAGCCGGCCTGCAAGCGGTAGTAATCCACCAGTTTCAGGCCCTCCAGATCGCCAATGCCGGCGCCGGTCAACTCAGCAAACAAAGTCAACTCGCGCTGTTCGGCATTGCCGTTGGCCGCCCGATCCGCCGCCCGGACTTCGCGCACGGTTGGGGAGCGCAGGTTCAACATGTCAACCTGCACCGAGCTGACTACGCTCGGGCACGACAGCGTCACCTGAACGTTGTCCGCCGCGACCGACAACCAGGCCGGCAGCACCGTCGGATCCGTGAGTTGCGGTACCAGCCGCGAATAGCCTTCCTGCAGGCGGTGATAATCCAACAACTTCAGGCCTTCAATATCCTTGAGGCCCATCTCGGTCAGGCCGGCAAACAGCATCAGCTCGCGTTGTTCGGCATCCCCTTGCGCCGCTAGGTCGGCCGCGCGCTCTTCGCGCAATGTCGGCGAGCGCAGGGTGACCGTATCGACCTGTACCCCGTTGGCTTCGCTCGGCTGCGAGAGGGTCACGACGGCGTGTGCAGCGGTGACCGACAACCAGGAGGGCAACGGTTTTTCAGCTTGATTCATCATCTGGATCTATTCCCTTAGAGGCCGAGCGCGGTGCGCACTTCAGCGAGCTGGTCTTTGCCGTCGATCACCTGAATCCCGGCGACCATGTCGATTTCGTACATCAGGCGCCCGTCGATTTCGAGCTTGTAGTACGTGACGGCGATGGCGTGTTTGATCTCCGCCGGGTCACCGGCTTTCCAGTCGCCCAGGTCGACCTCTTTGAGCCGGCCGCGCAAGGTGGCGACCACCGCCGTCACTGCGCCCTTTTGCCCCCTGAAGGCACCCCGGAACGTCGCATTGAAGGCCGTGCCATCGGCCAGACCGAAGTACTTCAACGACTCACGGCGCACGCCCTTGGTGACAAAGGACGCCTCCATTTTTTCCAGACCCTGATCCATCTCGATGGCACCGGCCATGCCGCCACCGCGATACTCGTCGGTCTTGCTGGTCAGCTTGGGCAGGGTCAGGTTCGGCACGTCGCCGGAAAAACTCACGCCGTCAACAAACAGGTTCGTGTTAAACAAAGTTTGAGGAATCATTGACTAGGCCCCTTAGGCTGCTTCAAGAACTTCGGTCATCCATTGATCGGTGACTTCGAAAAGGAAATTCGGGTTTTCAGCCGGCGGCACGTCGGTGAAACGAATGCGCCAATACACTTTGCCCTGGGCGATTTGGCTGGCGGTGTTCAACTCGGTGTCCGGGTACACCTCGAAGTTGATAATTGCGCCCTGGGCTTTCAGGTCGCGCATGAACGCTTCCAGGCCGTCGGTCACATCCTTGACGTAGGTCTTGGTGATCGAGCGGTCAACGGCCCATTTGTGGCCGGCCTGCACGGCATCCATGAGGATGAACAGCGTGCGCACGCGGGTGACGAACGCCCATTTCGGATCGCTGGACAGCGTGCGGTTGCCCCACAGGCGATAACCGTCATCACGGATGATCGTCGCGATATTGGCGTTGTTCAGCAGGTTGGCCCGGCACGTCTCGTCGCCGTCCAGGTACTCGACCGCTCGGGTCGTGCCGGTGATGCCGACAAACTCTTTGTTCGACGGCGACGCCCAGAAGCCGTACTCCGCATCGGTCCAGGCAAACAAGCCCGCCGCCCAGGCCGAGCCCGGAGCATCGACCGTCTGGCTCAGACCGGTGTCCCAGTACTGCACGCCCGGGTCAACCATGAACAGGTTGCGACTGCCGAAGTTGTCGGCGTAGGCCATGGCGGCCTCATCCGTGGTGCCAGGCCCGTCGATAATGCCGATGGCGCGCAGCTTCTGCGCCAAGCCATCGAGCGTCGTGGCCACCGCCTGCGTGGCCGTGTGCCCCGGAGCGATCAACAGCCGCGGCTGAGCGTTAAACAGGCTTTTGCCATCGAGCAAGGCCTGTAGGCCGGTGCGCTTACCGGAAGCCAGAACCCCGCCAATGATCGCCGAGGTTTGCAGCGCCGCGTCTTCCAGCTTCGGCACACCGATGGCGACGATCACCGCCTTGGCCTTGGTGTAGATCGCCTGACAGGCCTTGGTGATCGCCGAATCGGCGCCGAAGGCGGCAATGGCTTCGCGCTCGGTGGTGATCAACTTCAGCTCGCCGGCCAGCGCCGTACCGCCGCCGAGGACGCCCGGGGTGAAGGTGTCGCACAGGCCGATGATCGACGACGACGGCAAGGAAATGGTGCGCGCGCCGGTCTTGATATCGGTGGTCGTAACGCCGTGAAAGAAACTCATAAAGCTCAATCTCCAGAAACGAAAAAGCCCCGCATAAGCGAGGCTGTGAGGGATGTTCGTGTTACGCGTAACGGAAAAGAAAACGCCCCGTCAGTGCGGGGCGTTTATTACGACTGGTCAGCCAGCCAAGGCGGGGCGATTGGGCGATGGTCCGCCAGGGGAAACTCAGCCCCTTGCGGCCAGTCACGCAACTGACGGCGGTAGCCCTGCAAGTCGGCATACTGCTCAGCCGTGAGCGTGGTCGGCCCACCGCTTTCTAGCTCATCGCGATGGCGGGTCACCACGCTATCCGTTTCGGCCAATCGCAGATCCCGCCAAACACGCTCTGTAGCAGCCATCTCATCAGCAGTCAGCGGCGGCGGATCAACCAACACCGGGTACCCATCATCACCCCAAGTAATAACCTTGCCCTCTGACTGCCCCGCCAGTAGCTCAGCGTGATCCTCAACAGAGATTTCAACCACGTCGTCCGGCATAGAGGTATGGATTTCTGCGTCGTAAAAACCGCGAGTGGACTTTGAAGTAAACATAAAGCGCCCCTAATTAACACCCAACAATAATTGCTTGCACGTTTGCCGTCGAAACAGTCCCGCCCAAAGTTGCTCTAACTCTAGTTGCTGTAAGCGGGGTGCCAGCAGCATCATTGATGTCATCCCATGTTGCAGCATAAGTACCCGAGTTTCCGGCCACTGAGACTAGAACTTTCAACTTTGCAGTAGGGAATGCAATAGGGTGGGTTATTGTTGCAAGCCCATTAGCCGCTGTAGCGATTGATACAATCTGAATAATCAGACCGCTCGGTAGCTTCTGGTAGCCGTTAGCCGCCAGCGTTGCGGCAAAGTCAGAGACATGTTTTAAAGATCCCGATCCTGCAAAAAAATAGTTCGTACCTTGTACGGTTACTTCAAGCGATGATCCGGGGTTAACGACAATGCTCGATACGGGGACTGTGGCAATGGCCGACATACTGCCGCCCGCTGGCGGAACCACGGTTAATGAGGCGTTGCCGACGTTTCGGATATAAATGGTTGAGCCAGTCAGCACGCTACCACCAACTGGCGGCAGGGTTAGCGTTATCGGCACCCCGGCATTCGACAGAACAATCTTGCCAAAATCCTCTACCACCATGCTGGCAGAAGCAGTGTAGATCCTCATGGCGCCTATGTTGCCCAGCGCCCGCTGCACAAACTCCGTTGTAGCAAAAGCTGGGGTGTTGTCGAACTGCGGTCGAGTGATCCAGTTTGGGCCAGATATTACCGACGCATACCTGAGGGCCAAGGACCCGCCACACAAACGCCAGCCATCCGACACCTTCACGAACTTGGCATTATCTGCCGCAGCCAAAACAACCGTGATCACCCCGCCAACCGGAGACGTCTCTACGTCCAACCCGGCCGGCAGAATAGTGACTTTGCCGACCCCAGCGCAAACCACCTCGATCGTCGCCCCGTCGGGCACTCCGGCAGTAGGCGGCAACGTAATATTGATCGGTGTGGCGGATGCGGCGGACACCATCCCGCCAACACTTGAAGCGCCCAACACGGTGCTGGCCGTAAGTGGTGCGACGCCGGAATATTCAACCCCCACCCGCTTCAGAAACGCCGAGTTGATCAGCAACTGAGAGCTGTCGAATTGAGCTGGCGTGTTCGCCGTGGGACTGATCAGCGCCGGCGCGTTGATCGGGGCAAAGCCCTGCGTCACGTTCTGGAACGTCAGCGGCGAGGTGCCCAGGACAATCAACCCATCCGTGACCAGTTGCCAACGGGTGTCGGCCAGTGTCGCGCCTTGCTCAACCGATACCAAAAGCGCCGAGGTCACTTCGGTATTGGTGTCGGCATCCGGCGCCCGCGTCCAGACCGGCGCAGCGGCGATCCAAATGCCATTATCCTTGGCCACCGTCTGGTTTTTCACCAGCACCCGCGCGCCCGCCGGCACCGAAACGCCGTCGATCACCTGAAGGCCCGCCAGCGCGATGTTGGCCGTGGTGGCCACCAACACCGATTGCTTACTGTCGAGCTTGTACAGCTCCTCCATAATCTTTGTATCAACGTAAGCGCGAGTCGCCAGCACCACAGACGGGTCAATCTTCAGCTGAATATTGGCCGTGCTGCTGGTGATGATGTGCATCCGCACCACCTGGTTGCGCCCGGAGTTCTGGGCCAGCTGCGGCTTGTAGCTCGGTGCCACATTGGATACCGCAGAGAACACGCCATCCTTGTCTTCGAGCGCCAATTCACGGACCCACCAACCACCGACATCGGGTGGCAACACCAACTCGGCTACAAGTACGTTGTTGTCAGTCGGTGATACGTAGAGTTGGTTCAGTTGGGCGCGATAGACCTGATTAACTAGCTTCGTCTGCGAAGGATCAGGAACTGGGTCAGTCCCATTGGCATCGCCGATCAGCATGAAACGTGGTTCCCAGGGAATGCCCAAGGCGTCGCAGTTGGTTTTCTTGGCGGCGCCAAGCAAGGTCAGCATGCCGCCGAATATGGTGTTCTTATCAACCATGAGGGTACACATCCATTTCATCGAGAATGTAATGACTAACGCCGGTATAGCCCTGAACCACCACGTCGATATCCGGGTTACTCCAGGGGTAAACGTCAATTTCATCGCCGTCATAAACAGCGACACCCACGCAAGCATCAACGTGGCTTTCAAGAACAATGTCCAACCCCACCAAGTGCCGGGTGACGGGCTTGGCGTCGTCGATCAGACGCTCCAGCTCCTGATACATTTCCTCGGTGATCCCGGTGTCCAGCACGCCGACCTTTAGCGCGAAGGTTCCCGGCACGCCCGGCGGCACAGTGTTGAACCACTCGATAATTTCGATCAGGTAGCCCAGGGGCTCGACCACCCGGCGCAGTGCGCCGATGGTCCCTTTGTGGGCATGGATGTAGTAAGAGGCCTTAATGGCGGCGCGCTTGGTCGCCTCGGTCCATCGGTAGTCCCAGCGATCCACCGACCACGCCCACGCCAGATGCGGCAGTAAATGCACCGGACAGGTATCGGCGTTGTAAAGGTCGCGCAGCGGGACAATCGTTTTCTCGAAAAACGTCGCCTCCATGGCCCGTTCCAGTTGCGTGCTGTTGATCGGCAGTAGGCTTTTCATGTCAGCCCGCCAGCGTCACGGTGCTGGCCGTACAGAACGCCGCCTGAGCCTTGGTCGGGGCCAAGTCCTGCCAGCCGACCAGCTCTACCCGAGAAACGCCGGCCACATGCAATTGAGCGTCGACGCCGGAGCGCGCGACCTCGATCCCCAGCCGCTTGCGCGGATTGATCCAGGCCGCCAATCGACTTTTTGCTTCGGCCAAACTGGCATCCGCTTCGGGGCCGGCACTGACCATGTGCAGGATCGCGTTAATTTGGTAGCGGATCACCTGGGCGCTCTGCACCATCACCCGATCCCCTACCGGACGAATGTCGTCGTCATTCAGCGCCGTGGCCACCGTGGCCAGCAGCTCCGGCGGCGCCTCGCCTTCCCCGTCCAAACACAGCACCGTTACCGTAACGCAACACGGTGCCGGGCTTTCGGCCGTGGCATCGGCCACCAGCCCCGAGGCGTTACGCGCATGCAGGATGTAGCTGTTGCGCGGGCCGGCCGTGGTCAACCCTTCATAGGCCAACTG